AAGTATGGGATATTATTTTCTTCATCTCTAAAATACAGAACTATGGATAAGGATTTTAAGACACCGAGTTATTCAAGCCCTAAGAACTCATCAAGAGGATGCTTATGTTGGGATAAGAATACCTACTCAAGAAAGTGTTGCGATGGCTCATTAAGAGCGCAGGGAATCGGAAGAACAAGAGGAACTGAATAATGAAAATGCAAAATAAAAATCACTAATCGTTATATAAATATGAAACCAACAGAAATGCTAAATCAAATCAAAAATGTATTAGGCATTGAGTTAGCTGCTGAGGTAGAAGAAGTAAAAGCTGAAGAAGTGGCTACTGAAGAAACCAAAGTAGAATTCGCTCAAATGACCTTAGAGAATGGTACTGTTCTTGAGGCTGAGGAGTTCGCACCTGAAATGGAGGTATTCATCGTTACTGAGGAGGACAAGATTGCCCTTCCTGTAGGTGAGTACGCTATGGAAGATGGTCGAATCCTTGCAGTCGAAGAGGAAGGAATCATTAAAGAGATTAAATCTGAAGAGGCTGAAGAAGAAGCTCCCGAAGTGGAAGTGGAAGTAGAGGCTGCTGAAGAGGAGATGGGCTATGTTAAAAAGGAAGAGTTCGCTGCTGCTATTGACGAAATCAAAGCAATGATTGACGAGGTAAAAGCAGGAATGGAAAAGAAAGAGGAAATGGCACAAGTAGAAGCTGAAGTAAAGGCTGAACTTGCTGCTCAACCTGCTGCTGCTCCACTAAGACACAATCCTGAAGCACAAGCACAAAAAGAAATGTTTAACTATTCAACAAAAAAAGCAGGTTCTACACGAGATAGAGTACTTGCTAAACTTGCAAACTTTAAATAAATCAAATAAAAAATGGCTACAACTACATCAATCACTACTACTTACGCAGGTGAATTTGCAGGGAAGTATATCGCTGCTGCCTTACTAAGTGGTAAAACTATCGAAGATGGTGCAATCGAGGTAAAACCAAACATTGCATTCAAAGAAGTAATCAAAAAAGTTGCTACTGATTCTAATGTAATCAAAGATTCTACTTGCGACTTTGCTGATACTGCAACTGTAACTCTAACTGAGAGAATCCTTCAACCTGAAGAGTTCCAAGTAAACTTAGAGTTCTGTAAAAAAGACTTCCGTTCTGATTGGGAAGCAGTACAAATGGGATATTCTGCATTTGACAACCTACCTCCTTCATTCTCTGATTTCATTATCGGGCATGTAGCAGGATTAGTTGCTGAGAAAACTGAGCAAAACATTTGGGGTGGAGTAAACGCTACTGCAGGTGAGTTTGACGGATTCACAGTTCTTATGGCTGCTGATGCTGATGTAAACGATGCTGCTAATGGAGCTGAAACTTCATTCACTGCTTCTAACATCATCACTCTATTAGGAAATGTTGTTGATGCACTTCCTTCAACTGTTATCGGTAAAGAAGACCTTACTATCTATGTACCAACTGTTGCTTACCAAGCATACATCCGTGCATTAGGAGGATTCGGAGCTAACGGTTTAGGTGCTGCGGGTATCGGTGCAAACGGAACTCAATGGTACAACAACAACAACGCTCTTTCTTTCGAGGGTATCAAAGTTCAGTTAGCTTCAGGTATGCCAACTGACCACATCGTAGCAGGACAGAAATCTAACCTATACTTCGGTACAGGATTATTATCTGACCACAACGAAGTTAAATTACTTGATATGGCTGACCTTGATGGTTCACAAAATGTACGAGTAATTATGCGCTTTACTGCGGGTGTACAATACGGTGTAGGTTCTGACCTTGCTTTATTAACTCTTGCATAAGAAATAAAATTGTTTAATCAAAGAAGGGTGGGTATGCCAATGTGAGCCTACCTGCCCTTTTTTAATACTTATAAAATACTATGGCTTGTTCATTATCACTAACGGGAAGACAGTTCCCTTGTGCAAAGGCAGTAGGTGGTCTTAAAAAGATTTACTTCGCAGCTTTCGTAGAGGGTGGTCTAACCATAACTGCGGGAGCGGTAGATGGAACTTGGTATGGGTATGATTTAAGAGGAGCTTCTTCTGTTGAAACCGCTATCAATGGTTCAAGAGAGAACAACTCTATCTTCTATACTCAGACTGTAAACATCCAACTTCCCCTTCTTGACTCTGCAACTCAAGACGAAATCAAACTATTAGCTGCTGCAAGACCTCACATCGTAGTTGAGGATTACAATGGTCAGCAAATGGTAGTAGGATTAGAACACGGAGCAGACCTTACAGGAGGTTCACTTGCTACAGGTGCTAACTTAGGGGATTACTCAGGATTCACTTTAACTTTCGAGGCTTTAGAGAAAAACCCACCTGCTTTCTTAACTACTGCGGTTACTGACTCTGCTTCATCACCAATCGCACCTGCGGTTAGTGCTGCATCATAACCTAACTTAAATAAGGATAATTAAGGGGAGCTATATGCTCCCTTTTTTTATGCCTCAATGCAAATTCGCAAATTAAAAGCGTTATATAGGTATGAAGGTTCTTACAACAAGTACGGATGCACAAGAATTGGTTATTATACCAAGAAGCTATCCATCTACTATTACTATAAGGCTAAGAGATGAGAGTACAAACGAAGTAGATGAGTACTCGGATGTTGCTACAAGCACTTCTAATGGCTATATGAGCTTCTCTAACGCATTTACTTTAGTAGAGAATAGATTTTATGAGCTAACTATTTTAAGTGGCTCAAGCGTTATATATAAAGATAAGATTTTCTGTACCGACCAAGTAATAGCGGACTACTCTGTAAACAATGGAGTATATACTACGGAGGATTCTTACGATAATGAATATATTATAATATGAGCAGAGGAACACAAAAACCCAAGAGTTATAACGACCTAAGAGTCGTAAACTTCAATGCCTACACATCACCTAAGATAGTAGAGCAAAAGAATAGAGATTGGGTAAGTTACGGAGAGGATAACGACTACTTTCAATACTTAATTGATAGGTACAACGGAAGTCCTACTAACAACGCTATTATCAATGGTATCTCAGAGATGATTTACGGAAAAGGATTGGATGCTACTGATTCGAATCGTAAGCCTGATGAGTATGCACAAATGAAGTCTTTATTTTCTAAGGACTGCGTAAGAAAGTTAGCGTATGATTTAAAACTAATGGGAGGGTGTGCTATGCAAGTAGTGTACTCTAAAGACCACTCAAGAATCGTACAAGTAGAACACTTCCCTGTAGAAACCCTAAGAGCTGAGAAATGCAACGATGATGGAGATATCGAGGCATACTACTATATGGCTGATTGGACTAAGCTAAAGCCTTCAGATAAGCCTATGCGTATTCCTGCGTTCGGTTTCTCAAAAGAGGGTGTAGAGATTCTATATGTAAAGCCTTACAGAGCAGGATTCTATTACTACTCACCTGTAGATTATCAAGGAGGGTTACAATACGCTGAATTAGAAGAGGAGATATCTAACTATCACCTAAACAACATAATGAACGGACTTGCTCCTTCAATGCTTATTAACTTCAACAACGGAGTTCCTAACGAAGAAGAGCGTACAATGATAGAGCAGAGAATCTATCAGAAGTTCTCAGGTTCTTCTAATGCAGGTAAGTTTATTCTTGCGTTTAACGACAATGCGGATACTGCAGCTTCTATTGAGCCTGTACAACTAAGCGATGCACACAATCAGTATCAGTTCTTATCTGATGAGTCAATGAGAAAGATTATGGTATCGCATAGGGTGGTTTCTCCGATGCTTTTAGGTATCAAAGATAACTCGGGACTTGGTAACAACGCAGAGGAGCTTAAAACGGCTTCTACGCTAATGGATAACACGGTTATTAGACCGTTTCAGACACTTTTACTTGATGCCTTTGAGAAAGTATTAGCGGTGAATAATATCACGCTTAAAATGTACTTTAAAACGCTTCAACCGCTTGAGTTCACCGACCTTGATAATGCGATGAATAAAGAGCAGGTAGAAGAGGAAACAGGAGTAAAGATGTCAAGTGAAAAGCCTGATTCCCCTGATACATCTGATGAGCATTTAGATAAAATCTTCGATGCATTAAGTGAGCTTGGTGAAGAAGAGGATTTAGATGAGTGGGAACTTGTAGATGAGCGACCTGTTGATTACGACCAAGAAGAGGCTTTAGATAAAATGTTAGGATTAGCTTCTACGGGTAGAGCGATACCTAATGCAAGTTCTGAGCAAGATGAAGAAGTAGATGGAGTACAATTCAAGGTACGATATCAATATGCTCCATTAACCACTAAGGATAATTCGAGAGAGTTCTGCAAGAAGATGGTAGGTGCTAAAAAGATATATCGCAAAGAAGATATCGAGAAGATGAGTTCTCAAGTGGTAAATGCAGGATTTGGAGTAGGAGGAGCTGACACTTACGATATATGGCTTTATAAGGGTGGTGCAAGATGCCATCACTTTTGGATGCGTAAGACTTATATGAGTAAAAGAGGAAGACCTGATGTAGGTAATCCTAACGCTGAGGTAAGTGTAAACAAAGCAAGAAAAGAAGGATTATCACCAATAACTAATGACCCTAAAGTGGCTAAAAGACCTGTCGATATGCCGAATGAGGGATTTGTAAACCCAAGATAAGATGGCAACAGCATTATTTATTAAAAGAGAAGACTTAGTACGCAATAGCATCTTAGATGGTAATGTAGATACTGATAAATTCATACAATACATTAAGATTGCGCAGGAGATTCATATTCGTAATTACTTGGGTACTGATTTATACAACAAGATTAGCTCAGACATTATATCGTCTTCACTTAGTGGGGATTATTTAGAGCTTGTAAATACTTACATCCAACCGATGCTTATTCACTATGCGATGGTAGATTACTTACCTTTTGCAGCGTATCAAGTAAAGAATGGAGGAGTATTTAAGCATCGTTCTGAAAATGGTGATGCAGCTACTAAAGAAGAGATAGATTACTTAGTACAGAGAGAGCGAGATATTGCAGAGTACTACACAAGAAGGTTTATTGATTATATGAGCTTTAATCAAGAGTCGTTCCCTGAGTACTACACGAACTCTAACGATGATATTCATCCTGATACTAACGCAACATTCAACGGATGGGTAATTTAAAAAAAGGTTTGAACTCTGTGAGTTCGGGATACAAGCCGAAAGTAAGCAACATTGTTAAACTCGAAAAGTTCTTAAAGAAGAATGAGTTACCAAAGAAATAACATTGGATGGGGTTCTATCTATCTTATTGACGATGTAGTTGATGGAGCGGTGGAATCTTATGCTGACTTAGCAGGAGTTGAGAAATTAAAAGAAGGTGATATCTACTTAGTAAAAAACACTACGGGAATCATCGGTATCAATAGAAAAACAAAAGGACTATACAGATACGATGGTTCAAGTTGGACTGCTATGCAGACAGAAATGTTAGGTTCTTTAGTAGCGTTTAATCCAACGGGAACGAATATAACGGCT